AAGAAAACTTGCTGAAACTTTGAAAACAGTTAGATCACAAAGAACTATCCAAAATCCAAGAGGTAGACCTTTAGGAGACGAATTTTCTATTGAACCAGCTCAACAAAAACTTATTAACGAGGCAATAAAAAGCTTGAGAGATGCTAATAAATTATCAGCACAATTGTTAGAACCGTTTGATAGGTTAGCAATTCGTAATGTAATTGAGCAAGGTGGCAAGGGAGCTACTAACGCAGATGAAGTATATTTAAGATTAGTAGAAAAAGGTAAAACAAAAGATTTAGCAGATTTATTCAAAAACCTTAGATCTTTTGATGAATACAAAAGAAGCCTAGGCCAAGCCTCTAATAAAGAACAAGAATTAAAATCACAACTTAGAAAAAGATTATTTTATAATGCTGGTAGATCATCTACTGATACTTCTGGCCCAGAAGATGTAATTGATTTTACGGCATTTGCAAGACATATATTAAAATTTGAAGGCCAGCATCCAGGAAAAATTGTAGAGCTATTTACAGATGCTGGTGGTGGAAGAAGTACAGGAAATTTAGTCTTGCAAACAGTTAATCAATTAGCAAAATTAAAACCAAATTTAAAACCTGTAGAGTTAAAAAATATTATCAACGATTTTACTACTTCAAAAAAAGGATTAACTGGTAGTGAGCAAGGTGTTGCTTTTGTTCAACAGTTAAGTGAACTTGCAAAAGCATCAGAGAAAAGATTAATTTTTGAATCTAATAAAGCTATTACAGATCTTCCAAACAAAGGTATTGAAGAAACTGTTCAAGCAATATTTAGACCAAGATCAGGATCTAATATAGAAATTTTAAAAGACACTTTAAAAGACACTCCTGAAGCTTTTAAAGATATTCAATTAGCCAGCATGCAAAAACTTTTATCTAAATCAATAGATTTTAATTACAACGGTAAAGGCAACATAACAGATATATTTAAACCAGGGCATTTAAAATCTGCTCTTGAAACTTATGGTGATGAAACTTTAGAAGCTATGTTTGGCAAAGAGGTTACTCAAGGCTTAAAAGATTTTCAAAGATATATAGATTTATCAACGGTTGGTGAAATTGGTAGGGGTGGTTCTGCTGGTGGATTGGTAGCAGCTGGTATTGCAGCTGGTGTTGTATTTGCTCCATTGGCTACTTTGCCTACGTTAGCTGGTTTAGCCGTTATGAGACAGCTGTTTTCTTCTCCTATGTTTGTTTCATTAGCATTAAAAACAGATAAAACCTCAATTAAACAAGCTATTGAAATGGCAAGACGAGCAGCAGGTTTAGCTGGCGTAAGATATGTTAATGGTGAGGCGGAGCTTATAGGATCCCAAGCAGGAGATCTTGCAAGTGAAACTGTTGGAGCAACAGTTGAAGAGGCAGATGAAGAAGGCTTTATTGATCAAGCTAAACAACTATTCCAATCAACTGCTAATCAGGCAAGGGATGCAGCCACTCAAGCTCAGCAATCTTTGCGTACAACGCAAGCTGACATACCTCTTCCAGATGTCCCATCAATTGAAATGCCTAACCTAAATCCTTTATCACAAGAAAGATTAGATCTAGACGAACAGTTATTCGGTAGACCTTCTAGGCTTGGGTAATACTTTTACCGTTTATTTCAATTACTTTCCCATCAAAATCATTACAAATCTTTCTTATTAAAGAATTATTATAGATAGGGTGAGTTGCATATAACTTTTGTTTCTCCATCCAAGCTTCTTGTTCTTTAGTAAGTTTGGTTGTTGGTGCATTCTTTCTCATCAGAAACCTATTTCATTACGGTCCATACCTAAAGGCTTATCTGATAAGCAAATCCATTCTTCTAACGGTATATGTATGTAAGGTTCGTTATCTTCGTCATAGGTAGGATTATCACTTACATTCATTCTGACATCATAAACAAAGTCTTTCTTCCATTCATGCATATAAATACCATCAGTCATAGCATAAACAATAATGAACGGTACGCCTGTTGCTAATGCAAACGAAGATCCTTTTCTTAATTTATTGGTAGAAATAATCAAAGTGTCATACTTATCATACGCAAAGGTACGACATTTAACTTCGCACCAATAGTTTTTTTCTTGCGACTCTATCCAATAATCTAGTGAATAACTTGTGGGTAACTTATGACAACTAACTCCCCAAAGGCCCTCTAAGAATCCTGCTACTCTTTCTTCTCGTTTCTGATCTTCTCTGCTTTCTAATGATGGTGTCTTCATATTATTCCTCAAAGAAGTTAGGATCTACGGCAACAAACCTTTTGGTTGGTCTACCCTTACCCCCAACTTTTATTTCAATTTCCTGGATTTCTCCAGCATTTTTTAATCGTTCTATAATTTCTTTTACTTCGTATGACTTCATACTTCTAAATAGTTCATGCCTATCTACTTCTCTTTTAGATATACCTTCTCCATTTCTAGATCTAATAAATGATAAGACTTGCTTGATTTTAGATTCTGTTGCAGAACTTGCTACCTTATCTCTACAAGCTTCAATAAACATAAGATCATAGTATCTAATGTAATCAATCGCCCACTTAGTTATATCGGCTGTAATCTTTGTTGCATCAGCACTAGAAGCTAAAGTAGCAAGCAAAGACAATCTCATAGCCTTCTCTCTGGATCTACTGAGCAAAGGTTCTAAATTATCTTTTTCTAATATGTCTTGTCTTTTAATAATCTCCCGAGCAAAGTCTTGTAACAATTCTTCTGACGGTTTATCAAACTCTAGTACAGTTTGGTTTAGATCTAACTCTGCATTATCTCTTGCTGCATCAGATAAATTACCTTTCATTCTACGAACATAATTAACCCAGTTAACTATACTTGTAGGCGGTTCTTTAAATCTTTTTAGATCTCCAACACGTCTTGGTTCATTAGATTCAACAACCACAAACCTGTTAAGAAAACCATCTGCTATCCTTCCGCTGTTAAGTGCGCCGTAAAAGTTTTTAGGTACAGACAATCCAACTAATGTAATAGCTGGTTTATGTGTAACCCTATTCATCATCTTTTCTTTGTACTCTTCTTGTACTGCCATAAGTGAATAGTTATCTGGTCGTAGAGTCCCATGGCAACGACCCCAAGCTTCCATAAGTGTTTGTATGCCGTCTTCTTTATTTGTATTACCAGCATTACTTATAGCCTCTAGTCTTTTACCAAACTCATCCATAATTGTTATTTGTGTTGGTCTTATCTTTAATACTGAATGCACAGCACCACTAGATGTATAACCATCACCTACAACTAACTTCTCATGCTCAGATGCATTTAGTACAGACTCTACAAATGTTTTGATGTTTTCTTTACCCTGTCCCGATTTGGCAACACCCATAAAATACATACTAGAAAAGTTATTCATGTTGGTTCTATACAATCTTCCACAGGTAACACTAGCTAGAGCCAAGGATCCGACTAACGATAGTTCTGGTTGTGGTACTTGTGCTATATCTTCACAAAAGTCAAACATAGTTTTTAATAGTCCTGGTGGTGAGAACAAATCTTTAGGCGGTTGTATGCTTTCAGTTGACTGTATAAATAAAGGAGCTATCTGATTTTTACGGTCATGAGTTCTTTTAACATTATCCACAACAGAATCAACTTCATCTTGCGGTAGTGGTGGGTTATTGTTCTTATTCCAGTTTTGTAGAAATACTCTTACAAATTCTAGGTTTACATTTTTAGATATTAAATACCCAGCTATTCTTGCAGCACCATCGTTTCTAGAACCTTCCATAACACCATCCAAAGAGAAAGGTGCTGTTTGTTTGCTACTTTCAATTTTAGGTACACCTGTTATTTGTAGGTATTCTTTTTCAGTAAAGTCTGGTAGATCTGAATGATCGTGTAGTTTCCAATCGGGTATGGTTACAGGTTTATAAACCTGACCACTAGCATGACGGTTATATGGTGCAATAATAAGACCACCTACACCTCTAATATCAATTAATCTTTCTATAGGTGTTTCGTTGGTCCTACGCGTTGCAAAGGTTGTATAGTTCTCAGGGTTGTTATAATAGTAATGCATACCTTTACCTGTAATAACTTTGTAAGGACAAGTAGGTAAGTTCTTTTCTACCCAATCCATAGCTTCAGGTGAGTCAGCATCAACAACAACAAATTTGCCACAGACTAATGCAACAACTAAGTTATCTCTATCTTTAAACCAAGACTCTACAAGTTCCCTACTGGGTCTTGTTTCCTTATATTGTTCCCAGCCTTTTAAAAATGATGGTGGTTTTTTATTAGATCTTTGTAAAGGTACTACATTATATCCATCGTCATAATAAGCCAGCGCAATATCCAAGGACGAGTCATCCTCGGTAATATTGAGTTGGAACATATTATTCCTTGTCTTCTAAAATTTCAGATATAGAACCGTATATGGATTCAAAATCTAACCTTCCCTCGGTTGCTCTAATAATTTGTTTAGCTTGTTCAATAGACGGTTGCCTATAACCATACCTCCAGGATTTACAAGATGCTTCTGAGCAATTGAAGTCCTCAGCTGCTTTTTTATGTCCTAAAAATTTAATATAACCAGACAAAGTATATTGATCTACTTTGCGTTCTTTATGCTTTGGTTGTACTCCCATAATACTTAACTCCTTTAGTTTTTTTGTGGCAATAGCCTTGGATCTAAAATAGTAATTAGCTATCCAAGTGTTATCGGTTTGTTGACTCATATACATCTCCTAAATAATATGATTTACATATTGTAGTTTCATGAGTTATAATTAGCAAGTTCATTTTTACACAAACTATAGGAGGGTAGATCATGAGCTTAAAAGATAAAATAAAAACGCCTGATAGACTGGTGGACCAACAAGGAGCTAAGCTTCTTATTTATGGCCAAGCTGGTGCAGGTAAAACCTTTTCAACACAAAGTATGCCTGGAAGGGTTTTGGTAATTAGTGCGGAAGCTGGATTGCTTTCCATTAAAGATGCCCCCAACGTATCCGCCATTGAAGTTTCTAATTATGATGACTTGAGAGAAGTATATGCTGCTCTTAAATCTGGTGAATTAGACTACGATAGCGTATGTTTAGACTCAGTATCAGAGATTTCAGAGATCTTATTGGTGCATGAGAAAGGCAGAAACAAAGACGGTAGAATGGCTTATCAGAACGTAAGTGAAGCCGTTACTAGTTTAATGAGATCATTTCGGGATCTAGATATGCACGTGTTATTCCTTTGCAAAGAAGGTAAAGAGAATAATGATGGTGTATTTATCTTTGGTCCTAAGATGGCTAGCAAGCCTCTAGGAGATGCAATTACGTATTTCTTTGATGAGGTTTTAGCTTTGCGTGTTATCGAAGATCAAGATGATGACGGTAATCCCGTAGCTGCTAGATGGTTACAAACAAGGATAGGTCAAGGCTACACAGCCAAAGATCGTAGCGGTAAGCTAGAAGCCTTTGAGGAACCAAATTTAACTGCTCTAATTGAAAAGTTAGGGTTTAATATTAATCTTGAAAAAGAGGAGAGTGCGTAATGTCAGATTTTGCAGACGTTGATTTTTTCGAAAATGCGGAGAAGATGGAATCGAAAGGTCCTGAAGTTGCTCCGTCAGGTGAGTACGAAGCCAAGATTATTGCTGCGGAGAAATATAAATCTCCAAAAAGCGGTAACTGGACGCAGAAGGTAACTTTTCAAATTGATGGCGGTAATTACCGAGATCATAATGAATGGTATAATTTATGGGCTACTAACAAAGACTCAAAAAGAATAGCTAGCGAAATATTTAGTCGCTTATCTATTGTTTGTGGTTTTAAAAAACTACCTGAGTTTGGTAAAGAGTTAATTGGTAAACAGCTTAGATTAAAAGTTAAGCAGGTTGAAGATGTTTGGAAAAATGATGATGGTGAAGATGTCACATCGTTGAAAACTAAAATCTTATCTATGGAACCTTCAGAGTTAAAACCAGCAGCTCCTGGAGAGAAACCTCCGTTCTAGGAGTGCCAGGGTTTTAAGGG